CAGGCGACCTATAACAATACGAGTCCGTTGAGCACACTCAATACAGCGACGTACATATACAAAACGTACGAGGCCAAGGATCTTATTGCTCAGGGACGATTTGCATTCAGCACTGTGAATGTCTATACAACTGAAAAGTAAAATTTGAACTATGATTCATTCTACATCTATATACAACCATGGAATCCTATGTACAGTGTGACGATGTTCTAAAGACTCTTTCAGCGGATCTTATTGAAAAGAAGACAATACTACGTAACTTCATTCAGACATTTCTGAAAGACATTACGTTTGATACGAAAATGATTGAAAATGAATACTGTCAGATTCATACGACAATCCTATCAAAGACAACTCTGCACGTCAAGATTAACTTAAAGTTTGGATATAGAGAACTATTGCAGACAGTCTTGTCGGATGAGTCACAGGCCTTGTACGATGCGGGCTACAAGGAAACACAGTACTATGGATCTCATATGAGTTTTAGTCTAAAGATTCCGCCGTCCTCATAGATATGGTAAAGTATAAGACAAAGGCCGAGAGGGTTCAGGAGGCAGTAACACTGTTAAAGAAGTTGAAGGAGGTTGGTATAATCGTATCGGATCCCGGATATAAGCTCGCAAAACAGCATTTAGATACGTGGATCGCGACAGGCGAGGACTATGAACACCGTTTTTGGTTTTCTCGGTATGGGCGAGAGGCAGAGATGAAGTTGCCAAAACGCGTGGAACAGGCTGCCACGATCCGAATCATTGCCGCTGCCGCACCTGAGGAACCTGCTCAGGAGACCAAGCCTACGGACTAAAGAGAGTGCAAAATCATTTTGCACTATAGATAAACCGTACAAAATCATTTCTTAAAATCATTTTGCACGGTAGATGAACGCGAATAGCGTGCGAAGTGAAGGAGCTCTATTTGAACTCATTTCACGGGGAAACAAAGACGTCTATTTTTTTGCCGATACAAAATCAACAATCTATCCATACGATAATCGGTACGAGCCAACACCGCCCTATATTCAGGAACTTCGTCGGATTCAACCATTACAGGCCACTGAGTTCGGTCGTCCCCTGGAGTTTGAGTTTGAGATTGCAGGAGACATTGTCATTGATCCGACTTTCGTCATTGATCTACCATCATGGCTTCCTACGGCACAGAGTCAAACAAATGGATCATCTGTGATCACTGACACAAACGGTGTTTCCTACGGATACGTCAATGGAATCGCCTATTTTCTATTTGAAAAAATCCAGTTCTATCAGGATCGTATTCTACTTCAAGAATGGAGTGGAGACAGTCTGTTTGCGACATCACGTAGTCGTGGAACGTTGAGCAGCGCATTTTTGGATAATGCGACGACGGGTGTTCATTCTGGATCTGCAGTTGAAATCGCCAGAAATGCCACACCTGGACAGTTGCGTCTCAGAATTCCTCTCGCTGGATGTCAGAGTTCATCCGATCGTGGATTTCCCCGCATCTGTGCTAACCAGCAGGTTTATCGTCTGCGGTGTATCGTAAGAAAGTTAGAGGATCTCATTGAAAACTCGGCTGGAATCCAGGGCTCCATGCCCTGGGGCAGAACAGATTTTATTCAACGGATGTCCGCCACGGCGACACCAGCGCCTTTTTCTACGATTACCAGAACGGATCTAGCCAGTCTTTCGGTCGTGCTTGAAACTGCACATCTCTACACAGATCGTGATACACAAGAAGGACTTCGTGGCACACCTTTTCTTGTACCCTTTGAGCGAGTCTATGAAAATAACTTTACACAGGGCCCTGCAGACTATGCGATTATCACACGTGGAGGCGTTCCGTTAGTCAAGCGCCTACTGGATGGAGAGCATCCTGTGGGTCGTATTGTCATGGGATTCAGATCAGCTCAGAGTCTTCGTGCAAATCAACGGTGGAACTATACTGCTCCTACCGCCACAGGCGATTTCTATACGGCGATGAGTTTATTGATTGCCGGCCGTGATCGTGAAGCCACGTATGATAAGGGTGTCTGGAATAAGATTGTGCAACATGCAAAAGAAGAACGCCATTCAGGCTACAACTTTGCGTTTCTAAACTGGACGCTTGGTGATCTTATTGGTCCTCGCCCTCTACAACAAAAACAACTTGACGGTAGTATAAACTTTACTACGGCCGATAAGCCAACACTCTTGATCACACTTGCGGCGATTCCGAACGATCCGATCATGGGCAGTCCAAACTCAAGTCTTGATGTCTATGTTGAAGGATGGGCTGCACTGGAGTTTGAAAAGGGACGAGCCTCTCTGCTGTTCGGGAACTAAACGAGTCTATTCACCGCGTCGTACCACTTGTAGACATCGTAATCCTCGTAGTTTAGAAAGAGTGTGGTAATCTGCTCATCCTTTTCCGGTGTAATCACACCAAGACGCCGAAAGATCTGAATGGATTCAAGTAATTTCTTTTGAAGAAGATCCATAATAACGCGTGAAGGTGTAGTTGCAGAGTACTCCTTTGTCTCAGTCAGAGGAGGGTCGCCCTTTAGAGAACGACGATAATCAACGTGGATCCGATTCAAGTCTGCCTTATACTTTCGCGTAAAGTGTTTTGTAATCACTTCATTTATTATTCTACGTGCACCAATACATGAGATCATCTCGTTATCTGAGTAAAGGAGAAAGTTGTAGAAGAATCCATCACGAGTGTACAGTGGCGCATATTTCGTCAAATCTGTCATACATCCCTCATCCTGGCCATAGGTGATATCAAAGAGAATCCGTCGCTTAAACTCTTCCTTTTCCAAGGAGGCCTCATAGAGTTTCTTGAAGACGGCAGTGGTAGTTGTTCCGGTAAACTCCTGCACGACGAGCATAGATCGCTCTGCAAGTGTCTGTGCAATAAGAAGTTCTAGAAACCAATCACCTTCTCCCTCATTGAATACAGTGGAGTGATTGAATGCGATGGGTAGAACAATGATCTCCATCCTAGAGTTTGCCCAGCGATGAAACCCGTCGGCTGTGTCATAAAGAAGGCCAAGATCACGAGACTTGAAATAATCATGGAGTACATCAAGCTTTGATTCAAAGAAAGGGTCAAAATGGATGATTCGTGTGGTCGCGACCTTGCTCTTGTCCATGACAAAGACAGGCAGTAGTTGATCATTTTGAGGTGTTAGGGGTCCATAGGGTACGGTGCCAATACCCATATACGTAAACTCTTTTGGCGTATAGGAGAAGTACTCAATGAGTGTTGAAAAGACGTGGTCCATGCTGATTAAACTAAACACTACGTGTAGCGAGTTCAAATTTTACGATCTAAGACATTCCTTCTAAGAAGGCAGTAGGGATGGTTGAAATAATCACAAAAACAATCTTTGTTTTAGGCATTATTTCTGCTTCACATTATTGGACCTATCAGTTAGGAAAAAAGTTTTATGCATCACCTAAATATCATGAGGTCTTTGATCTATTTCACTCAGTAACTCCGGATCTTCAAGAACTCAAGAAATACAATGATGTGATTGCACTGACATTAATCGGATCACTTATTTTCTTTCCAGCCCTCATCACAGAAGCTCTTGATAAGATTTTGCTCGTTATGCTTCTACGCTCTATCACAATCCTCTCAACTATTCTTCCGAAATACAAGGAACGAGAGGATCATGAATTCAAGTGGGTGAGTTTCTTAACAGGTCACGAATATGATAAGATATTTAGTGGTCATACCGCGGTAGTCCTACTAATCACATTAATCATGTATCGTGAGGTGATTATCTCATTACCCCTCTTAGTCTTTATCAATGGACTTAATATAACATTAATCCTTGTAACACGTTCACATTATTCAGTGGATATTGTCGTTGCGTGTATGATTACTTATTTTGTCCATAATGGAAACTATAGCTTGTTTAGAATAGATGTATAAGGGACTTACTATAGCATTTATCAGGACGGGCCCAGGGACGGAACCGGTGCAAATGCAGTTTGGAACGGATGGGCCTGGTGTGGGTGAAGAACAAGAGGTTATCTGTAGTGCCGTATTTCTTCCAATGACAAATATTCGTCTACTTGTTCTGGGAGATTACGCGAGTCAGATTAGTGGTGTCATCAATACGATTCAAACCACACGTGTATTCTTTGGATACACACAGACAATCTCAACTGAATCGCATCCCATAAACTCTGCGTATACTGGATCGGACATCACAACTGAAAAGTTTGATGTTATTATTATCTACACGAACGGCGGGATGACCTTTAATGCGAACTTAGGATTTGCACTCAATACATTCATAGCGCAAGGTGGAAGTCTTATCCTTGGAGATTATTCATGGGGAAACGTGACGCCAATCAAGAATCTTACCTATACGAATACTCCATTTGTCTATAATGGAAGACAAACGAGTATGACCACAGGAACGTTTACTGCGGTCGATCACCCAATCACATCTGGACTAGGAACGACTCTCACGGGTATACCAGCAGCAAGTATCGTACAAGGGATTAGTACACAGCCGCGTGCAGCTTCCATCGCTACGTTTGCAAGTGGATCTCATTTCATAGCCGTTCAAGAGATTGATAGAAGCCGGCAGATTGGATTTAATATGTATTTGCCGTTTTGTATAACGGATGCAACCTTTGCGAAGTTGCTTACACGCGCGATTTATTGGTCGGTCAAGTTAATTTAATCTACTCTGAATAGGAATGACGTCGTTGTCGCGTAACTATTTTACCCTGGCCGCACACCAGAAACCTACGGTTGGAGACACAAAACTCTCCTTGGCCGGTGTTGATCACCTGGGCTGGATGCTCTGTGACGGTCGCTCATTGAACACGACGACCTACAATCTTTTGTTCAGTGTCATCGGTTATTCATTTGGTGGAAATGGAAGTATGTTCAACCTTCCGAATCCCGCGGGTCGTGTGACCGGCATCATTGGCTCAGGGGCTGGACTCACAACTCGTGCGATGGGCGCAAACGTTGGTACCGAGACACACACTCTTACGATCGCAGAGATGCCGACACACAACCACACTGGTTCAACAAACTCAAGTACAACTGGCATCACGACGAATGCGAGCACGTCAAATGGCGCCGTTGCGGCTGGCGAATACGGTATTGTACAGCGGAGTACAAGTGGTGCGAATGTTACAACTGCAGGTGTTGACTCTAACAACTCTGGTGATGAACCTAACATTAAAGATGCACCGATAGGCCTCAGAATCACAGATCCTGGTCACACTCACAGTTTCACAACGGCCAACACCGGTGGAAGCAATGCTCACAACAACATGCAGCCTACACTCTTCTTGGGAAATGTCTACATCTACTGCGGTAAGTCAACGTTCGGTGCGAACCCTTACACGAGCGTGACACCGTTGAACTCCACCACATTGATCTTATAAACCTTCTCTCAAACGCTCAGCCGCCGCTTTGTGTTTGACGTAATCCGTATAGGATGAGAAGCGAAAGTTCTTACGTTCTTTCACTTCCCGCACTAAATGTGTATCCAGAATCGTACCCGTCCGATCGGTATTTGTAGAATGTTGAATCGGCTTCGCAGGTTTTTTGGATGCTAGAACAATCCCTTCACCGAGCATTTTGATACTCGTGGTCGGTAGATCTCCAGGTCCCTCTGTGAAGGAACGGAACCGAATAAAATACGTATGAGGAAACAAAAGTCCCATGCAATCCATGTGTCCACGGCCGTTGTCATGAACATACAGAGTCGTTGTACGGTTCGCCAGAAACTGGGGTTCTTCCGAATACTCCAGAAAGCCATAGGAAGGAAGTAAGGCACCCGTATGAATCCGAACGCCATTCTGTATGGGTTGTGTGTGCAGAACAGAAAGTGCAGATTTGGACATGGGGACAAGTCCCTTTTTTGAAACGACTTCGGTCGGTCCGTAGGTTCCTGACCATTCCACAACACCTGAATGATCCGTTCCAACCCAGACACCAATCCGAACGAACCAGGCCCCTACACCAGTGTCTAGGCTGCAGCCAGTGCACGGAGGTAGACAAAATGTCCGAACTGTTTTCGTAAACTCTAGATCCCCAGCAATCTGTATACAGACGATAGGAGTATCATGGAATAGACTCCATGTCAGTGCCATCTTTTCATCTTTGCATTCACTGACAACGTGTTGAACCCTCATTTCTAGTGCGCCCAGTGGAAAAAGGACACTTTAAAAACCGCAAAGAGAAGAAGGAGATGGATGGACTGGGCGGAGCCTCAAGACCCCGCGGTGACATTACAACATTACTTGATTTAGCCACCAGAGATAGTCAAGACGATTATTTTACACCCTTACAATCTCAGACAACCTGGTTTACTCGTGACAAGGAACGTAGAACTCGTCCATTTACACCTGCCGTGCAGAACTTTTCCTTCCGTGGCCCCGCCGCCTTTGGACAACGGTTTACCTTTGACGTAGGTTCCGTGTCGTGCGGAGACTTACTCTTCGGTGTTATGCTTCAAGTGAAGTTGAGCCATTGGTTAGACGTGACCACGTTGCTTCGTCTTCAATCAGGACGCTACACCTACAAAGATCCCCGCGACGCTTGGTATTATGCGAACTCTATTGGTACAACGATGATTGAAAAGGCCGAACTTGAGATTGAAGATCAAATCATTGAGACGATTGATGGTGATTTTGCAAATATTGTGGCAACCTTATTTGCTGATTTGAATACACAGATCGGAATCAATACGGACGGTGTAGGTCGCGCGTCTCCTACAACTCTTCAGGGCTGGCCCCAGAATCGTCCATTTCCGACGGAGGGTGGAGATGTGCTCATGCTCTTACCGTTTTTCTTCAGCCGCACGAAGTTCAAAGAGGCTTTTCCCCTAATCGCCTGTCGCGAAGGAACCGTTCGGATTCACATTACTCTCAGGCCATTTGCGGAGTGTGTACGGTCTGCGAACATGACGACACGATGTGGCGACACACCGTTAGGAAAGACATTTATCTTCAATGATACACAGGATGAGTTTCTTGAGTCTATTTCTGTGAAAGCTGCAACGGAAATCCCGCCCTTTCAAGATATTCAGTTACTTACGTACGGCGCCTATTTGAATGGAACGATTCGTGAAACAATGCTTCGTGAGCCATTTGAGATTCTGCATCGCGGTATAGAATCCTTCACATTCTCAGAACCTCTGAAGTATCTCGTAAACAAATCGGCGGCCGATACGATCACCATTCAGTTGCCGCTGGAGGCGAATCATCCGATGGAAGAGATTTTGTGGTTCGTCCGTCGGAAAACCGGTCGTAATGAATGGACAAACTATTCATCGGTTACAAATGCCGAATACGATCCGATCTATGCCCCTGCAAAACCCTTTCTGCAAAGTGCGACTCTGCAGATTAATGGTATTGACGTCATTCGCGCAGAAGAACTTTATTTCCGCGACCATATTGCACGTCGGCACCGAGGAGGGATTGCTGCGTTCAACTCGTATGTCTATGGATACTCCTTTGCCCGATTCCCATCGGAGCACCAGCCGAGTGGCACGGTAAATGCAAGCCGTACTCAGAACATACGTCTGACACTTACAGTATCCCCTCCAGGGACGCCAGGTGAAGCAAGTGAATGGGAAGTGGCCGTGTATGTGATAGGTCTTCGCTGGCTTCGTTTTGAGAACGGCCTCGGCAATAAAATGTTTGAGAGTTAATAGAATGGCCCAGACTCGTAAGAATCGCGGAAAAAAGATTCCGATGTATGCCGTTACTTTTCACGCTCTGCATGAATGGCATAAGAAGATGTTTGAGGAACTCGGTTGGATGGTTCTTCTGAAGGCCAAGGGCTTTGACTACAAGATTACTGTCTACAAGAAGGGCATTGATCACCTGCTCAAGGCGATTGATCACCTCATGAAAGAATATGAAGACCACAATCGTAAGCATGATCTGAATGTTCTGCGGATGAACGTGATGGTACTTCGTGAGTTCGCCATGAAGCATTTATAAATTTGAAACTGTGCCTTTGGAAAAAAGTAGTATCAGTCTACAATGAAGCAAGTCAGTCATGTGCCTGTTGTACAAGAGGTCCGTCGCTTTGACAAATATCCAAATCTGGTCATGAAAACGCCACAGACCGCTCACTCATTTGCAAAAAACATCTTTGAAAATGAGGGAGAGAAGTTTAAGAATAATCCACTGACAAATACGGATTGGTGTCACATTCATGTCGCCGTTATTGTAAAGAGAGGTAAGATTCTCGCAGAGGCATGTAATCAGGTCGGATCCAGACACATGGGATGTGGATATTCAGACCGAAGCATTCACGCCGAGCGTGCGGTCGTGAAGAAACTCGGAAACACGGATTTACTTAGGGGTGCTGATATGTACATCTTTCGGAACGGTCGCACGGAACAGAGTCGGTATTCGCAGCCGTGTCAGGCCTGCGAAGTCTTTATCAAGAAGTGTATGCGAGAGTACGGACTTCGGTATGCGTTCTATTCAATCTAAAGTGATTTCAGGTGTTAAACTAGATGGTTGCAGCACTCCTCAAAATACTGCATTCAGGAATACAGGATCTCCGCTTGCTTCCTCCAAAAGGTCAGCCGAAAACCGATTTTTTTCAGAAAGTCTTTATTAAGGCTGGACGCTTTACAACACAGTGGGTTCGCCTAGAGTTTGATCAGACACCAGATTTTGGAAAAACGGTCGCGTGCACCTTACCAAGACAGGGACATCTGATTAGTAGAGTCTATCTTGTCACGACGTTTCCAGACATTGCCACGAAGCAACAGGCCGCGGCCGCTGCAGGAACACCCTTTGCTGGACCCATCTTCGGATGGACGAACAGTCTAGGGCACGCGGTCGTGCAACAGGCTACGGTTACGATAGGAGGCGAAGCGGTTGATACACTTGACAGCAGACTTCTTGAGGTGATGGATGAGTTTACCACGCCTCTGGAAAAGGTCACAGTTGTCAATGAAATGATTCAGCGATATGATAATGGTTTTACATCTAAGACAATCGGATGGGAGTCTACACCTACACGTACGATCACTCCGCTACCGTTTTGGTTTTCCAGAGGAGATTCAGGCGTATTTTTACCGATTGATGCGATTAGTCAAGATCTTGTTCGTCTTTCAGTCAACTTTGCCTCTCTTGGAGATCTTTTTGTGAGCCAAGAGTTGAGTGGATCTGGAATCACTCTTCAAACAGGAAAAGTCTATCCGCAGATACTGAACTCACCCTTTTACAAGTACACGCCAACAGGTGTAACGATTCAAGGATTTAATGGTCAAGTGACTCCGATTCCAGACATCACAATGCCTAAGATACTATCTCTGGGAGAAACGTATTTGATGGTGGAATATATTTATCTAGACAAATCGGAAGCTAATCGCTTTCGCCTTGCAGACATTACTGTTCCGATTGTTCAGCATTATGCTATTGATCCGTACGACACACGTGGTTTCACAGATGTATCTATACCCATCAAAGTACCCAATCCAACGAGAGATTTCTTCTTTTTTGCGCAACGGTACGAAGCTCCAGCATACAATGCGCCATTTCTTGCAACCCGTGATCTAAGTAGCGCCTTAGTGCCTATCGCGCCCTGGTGGCCCGATGCGGTCGGTCTGAATCCCAAGACCTTTTCAAGTACCTATGCACCTGGATTTAGTACACGAGAGTCTGAACCTATCTCAAGCATTGTTCTTCTGTACGAAGGAAAGTTGATGCGATATGGAACAACCTCTCCAGCCTTGTTCAGAAGTATTTTACCGTCCTTTGAACAAAAAAAGTCTCCTTGGGTCAATCGGTACTATTATACACTTTCATTCGGTGTAGGTCACGGAACCCAGCCACCGTCTATGCCGTCAGGTGAAGCAAATCTTGACAAGATTCGTATGATTCAACTCCAACTCAGACTCTCGCCAAATCGCGGATGTTTGCCAGGAACATCTACGCAGCGATTTATCGTCTACTGTTGGGCGGAGACGTATAACATTCTCCGAATCTACGGAGGTCGTGCAGCACTTTTATTCGCCTATTAGTTCTTTTTCTGGATGATAGGACCAAAATTCAGAAACAGTGGAATCGTAGACAACAGGGTGTATGTCTTTGTATGATCGGTTTCAACGGCGTTACGAATACGTTCCGCAAGAGTTGGAAGCAATGGGCCTTCTCCGAACGGAGGTGTGGTGGGGCGATGAAGTCCGTGCAAGCGAGGAAACTCCTCATCAATCGACTTAGACTTTGGGCGATGAAACTTAGCAAATGTATCTTCATCCTTAAAGGCATAGGTTGAAAAGACGGAACGAAACGCGACAGGTCTTTTCTGGTCGTGACCAAGATCCCATTTCCGTGTATCAAAGACACCCGATTCTTCAACAACAACTGACGTGAGCTTCTCAAGCGGCTCCACGTCAATCGTTACAGGTTTTTCCTCAACCTGAAGGTTCTTTTCCTCAACCTCTTCATCATCGTCTACACTCAAGATGCTGAAAGGGTTAGAGTACTTCGTTGACATTCTTTTAACTACGGCGATTAACTGTATATCTATCAAATTTTACCCGTATCTAAAATTTGCTGTGCGGTTCGCCGATAAACACCGTACAAGCAGTATGAGTAATCTCGTAATCGTTGAATCACCTGCAAAATGCTCAAAGATTCAAGGATTCTTGGGTCCAGGATGGCGTGTTGTTGCATCCATGGGTCACATCCGGTCTCTTGAGGAAGATCTAGAGGCCGTAGGCCTGACACGCGATTTTGAGCCCAAGTTCCAGTTCATGAAGGAGAAGGCAAAGGCCATTGCATCCTTAAAGGAGGCTGCACAAGGTGCGAAGAAAGTGTATCTCGCCGCAGACGATGACCGTGAAGGAGAGGCGATTGCTTATTCAGTCGCACTTCTTCTGAAGTTGCCGATTGCCACAACCCCACGTGCAGTCTTTCATGAAATCACGGAAACCGCCGTAAAGGCAGCTGTCGCTACACCGAGGACTCTTGATATGAATCGCGTGAATGCGCAGCAGGCTCGTGCGGTTCTTGATATGATGGTAGGCTATACGATTAGTCCACTTCTATGGAAGCACATTGGTCATGCACTCAGTGCAGGCCGCTGCCAGACTCCGGCCCTTCGTATTGTTGTTGAAAAGGAACGACAGATCGCACAATTCAAGTCAACGTCAAGTTGGCGTATCAAGGGAACGTGGACCTACGGCAAGGGATCCTTAACGATGGAGTCCGTTATGGTGGAGGATCTTGAGGACGAGGAATCAGCCAAGAACTATCTGGAAAATCTCCATTCGGATACGAAAGGCACTGTGCTTTCGGCTGAGACGCGTCCGTGGACAGAGGGTGCGCCCAAGCCTCTGATTACGAGCACCTATCAGCAGGAAGCCTCTGCGCTTCATAACGTGAATCCTAAACTAGCCATGCAGATTGCACAGCGTCTCTATGAGGCGGGACATATTACTTATATGAGAACGGATAAGGCAGTTCTGTCCGAGGAAGCCGTGACCGCAGCGAGGGCATGGGTACAGACGACTCATGGTGTCCAGTATCTCGGCTCAGAACTTTCATCAGCCCCTCAAGCCAAAGGTGGAGTCGCTGCACAAGAGGCACATGAAGCCATTCGTCCTACGCATTTTGAGGCACGTCTTCTGCCTGAGGCGGAGGACTGGAACATGAAAGATCGTCAACTCTATGCGCTCATTTGGAATCGTGCTGTGCAGAGTGTTATGGCGGCGGCGAGAGGCGAGACTCGTAAGATCACCCTTCAGGCAAATGGAGATGAGTTTGAATGGTCAACGATGTTCAAGCGCACGACATTTGAAGGATGGAAGAAACTTGGAAAGGTTGCGGAGTTGGATGAGGCGGTTACAGAAGCCGAGACGGCCGACGCCACGTGGAAGCAGGCGGCAGCGATCACAAAGGGCGCCGCCGTGAACTGGACAAGTCTAGAAGCGAATCCTCACGAGACAAAGGCAACTCCGAGATACACGGAAGCCACGTTGGTCAGGGAACTAGAAAAGAAGGGTATTGGTCGCCCGAGTACATTTGCAGCCCTACTGGCAGCCATTCAGGACAAGAACTATGCAGAAAAGAAGAATACACCCGCTCAGAAAGTTTCACGGACTCGGTACACGGTTGCTCCTGGTCAGTGGCCACCTGTACAGACGACGACCGAGCAGTCAATCGGTGGAGAAAAAGACAAGTTGGTTCCAACGGATCTTGGACAGCGTGTTCTCGGATTCTGCGTAGAGAAATTCAGTGATCTCTTTGATTACACCTTCACGAGCCAAATGGAACAGCGCCTTGATAAGATTGCCGAGGGCGAAGAACAGTGGAAGCAGGTTCTGAGGGATACCTGGGCTTCGTATAAGGATCGGTATGAGACTCTGAAACAGACTGCATCGGTTGTGGCCGATTCACGGAACAAGCCCTTTGGTGACGGTCTGAAGGCCGTTCAGAGTAAGAAGGGTCCACTGCTACTCCGTGAAAGCCCTGATGGTGACAAGGACAAGACACAGTTCTACGGATGGCCTGCAGGTGTCTCATGGGATGATATGACGGCAGAGGCGGCAGCGGCCCACATCGCGGCATCTCAGGAAGCGGCGTCGGCGACTGCCTTAGGCTTGTTAGATGGGAAGCCTATTGAGAAAAAGAAGGGTCCGTTTGGTGAGTATGTGCAGTGGGGCTCTATACGCTTAAGTCTGAAGGGCCAAGAAACCTTTGAAGAGATTGAGAAGGCACTTCGTGATAAAGCCACGGCCACGCCAGCCTTTGTTCTAGGTCCATTTGAGTTCCGAGAGGGACAGTATGGAAAGTACATGTTCAAGAAGGATGTGAAGGACAAGAAGTTTGTGGGACTTCCTGCAGGTCTAGATCCGAAAAGCCTTACAGAGGAGCAGGCCGTCAAGATCTATCAGGCTGGTTTGCAGCAGAAACAGAGGGCTGGAAGTTTTGTCCCACGTGGAGGTGGTGGTCGCGGCCGTGGTAGAGGACGTGGCGGACAGTAAACTATGTCCCTTATTTAGATAGACTATGGCATCCGCGGCAGCAGCAGCAGGCGCTGAGCCTCCTCCCTACAACATAGCATGTGCTGTGTTTGGCCATGGATTAGATTTATCATTAAATCCAGAACTTGCAGCAGGAACTGAGGCGAATAGAAGCCGATATGGTATACAACCAGCCTCTTTTTATCAGCGACAGCCTTTACCACCTGGATACTGTGTAGTGACAGCAATGAGGACAGGAGAATCTGCAAATGTCTTTGGACATGTTGATAAACTCTTTGAGGCCTTTCAGGATCCGGCAAACGAGGAAGTTCTAAAAAATCCTGGAGCCCCTGGAAATCTTGCACGCCTCAAGGCACTTTTTCCAGATGATCCTGAACAACAAGTGCATATTGCCGAGGGGGATAAAGGACATACCTGTAGTTTTTTTGACTGGACATTATTTCTTGCAGGGAAGGACGATACTATTAGTCCAGATGATCCGAGTAAGGGCCTTTGGGTTGTAAAATCGGGTATTTATGAATATCCCATTCGCTCCGCATATCGGTTCAAAGTGGCTGAGGATCGTTCTCCTTTTACAATGGGCGGTAAGTTTATAGATCGTATCTATGACGGTTCCTTTTATCCGACACCTGAAGCGATTAAAACAGGACTTAATCTAGGCCAAGTTGTAGGACACGTTGATTTTTCATATTTAAATGCTTTCATAGAAGGTAGGTATCCATCAAATAACCGAAAACTGATTTCAGAGTATAATACAGCCCATCCTGGACAACGTGTAGTGATTTACAACTTCGTATGTCGCGCGAGCCCCGCAGAGTTTCTTGGTAGAGAAATGTTGACCCGATCTGAGATTGCACTAAAAACAGCACTTCAGGCTGCATCACTAGAACAACAGCAAGCCTATGCAGAGTTTTCGCAGAGTCAACTAGCTGACGACGATGCCGCGCTTGCCGCAATCGCTGAGGCCGAGGGCAATGCCAACAATAATGCCGCCGTTGCCGGTGGTGGACGCCGTCGTTACAAGAAATCCAGAAAGCAGCGAAAGCGCAGGAATAAGAAAAATCGTAAAACGCGTAAATAAAATATGTAACCAGTAGATGAGCGAACAACCAGAACCTGCAGCTGCAACCAAGGCTGCACAGCAAACGGATCTATCAGGGGCAGCAGTATCTTCAAGGAAGCGCAAATTCCATAACGGCTGGACGGATGAGCAGGAGGAACTGATGGCAAAATGGGCCGATACGGCAGCGTGTTATAGATGGCTTCATGACCGTTGTGAGAAGATGTACTCAAAAAACAACATGAGAATGACGATTCCTGTTATTATTCTTACTACGGTTACGGGTACCGCCTCCGTTGGTTTATCCAGTATCGTTGGAGACGATCAAGAAGCACAGAAGTACGGTCAGTTCGCGATCGGCGGTGTATCACTCATTGCAGGTATTCTCACAACTCTTGCAAACTTTTTCAAGTATGCACAGCTCAGTGAAGCCAATCGCGTTGCGAGTATTTCTTGGGGTAAGTTCCAGCGTCAACTTACGATTGAACTGTCATTGCACCCTGATGACCGTATTGATTCTATGGATTTCATCAAAATCTGTCGCGTTGAACAGGACCGTCTGATTGAGCAGTCTCCTCCTATTCCGGATCATATTATTGCTGCATTTGAAAGAGAGTTTAAAGATCTTCCAGATCTCAAGCGTCCCGACATCTGTCACGGAATCGAGCACACACGTGCGTTCAAAGATAAGAAGTCGCGCTTGAAGCAGGTTGCGTCTGAAATGACCATGATGATGTATCATAAAAAGAAGGCACTGAAGGAAATCTTAGTCCCTGACCTAGAAAATAAGATTTCTTCAATCATTGAATCAAAGATTGAAGAGCTGCGTACAGATTTGAATACAAGGACGTCAATACCCATAAGTGGGCCTTCAAAGGAAAAGAAACA